GGTAGCTTAGAAACAAACTGACGCTCAACACTAAAGCCTACACCAGTACCATTCATGAGAATGTATAAGACCTCATCGAAAGCTTGAACACGATCAATAGCAACATAAGAACAGTTGTACCCTGCTATGTTCTCTCGCTTGAGTGCATCCCCTGCTGACATCAAGCAACGCATAGAAGGCATTACCTTTAAAGATAACACAGCTTCTTCTAATTCTTTTATTGTACTAGCAGTCAGATTAAAATCATGTAAGTCTTTGACGTGTTCTTTAAAGAAAGTAAAGTATCTTCCCACTGTTTCAGGCCAAGTCTCTCTCCTCTCTTCATCATAGAGCCAACGAGAATATCTTGATAGGTGAATAAATTCTTGGTAAAGCGTTGGCAGATAGTTGTTTGGCATGTTCCCCTCCTTATTTATAATATAGTTCTAGTATTAATTGAGCATAGTGTATGGCTTTCTCAATATCTTTCTTACCTTCTCCTTTTGTTCTGTGTCTTGTAACATACTTAATCACATTACCCTCAAAGTAATCTAATCCATTAGCATGTATGTACTCGACAGGTTGTATCTTACAATCTTTATAATGATCTCCTCCCACTTGTTTGTCAAGTATATCTTCTTCTTTTAATTTATCTAAATATGAATTAGATATTTCATTAACTTCAGATACTACTCGTTCTCTATCTTCTTGCATCCTTCTCAAATAATAATCGTGGGTTCTTTCATTATTATAACAAGGAGTTAATTTTTCTTCTGACATCATTCGTGTCTCCTGAATTAATAACCTTTAAAGCAAAAGTTCTCACTAGTTTGGGGGGTAGTCCTGCTAACTCACAGGTTTCCTCAAAGTTATCACACGTTACACCAACAGAACAAAAGACCCACGCATGGGCCTGATCTCTCTGTAATTTAATATCACTAGTTTCTTTGGACTCTTTTGGTTTAGTAATATCTAAAAGAGCCTGTAGTATTACAGCAAAGAAAAGACTTTTATGTGGGTCTTTCTCTGTTACATCATACAAGGATTGTATTTCTAAATCACTCGTCAAGTGGTTCTTGAACAGGTCGAAAAAACTTACCACCTACATAGTTGTTGTAGAAAGCTGGCTCATCTGTTCCCTCCAATGTGGATGTTAAAACATGGTTTATCATTTGATAATAACATTCATAATATTTTAAACTCCTTTTGTTCTTGTACTCTCCGATTACTTTAAAGTGATAATTCTTCTTGCCAATTTTTTTTATCTCTTCGTTTAAATATTTATTTGAACCTGTATATATTTTCCAATTGGATTCAACTTCTTTGCCTTTGCGCTTTATGCAGTACTGTTTACAACCAATGTATGACTTCTTTGTTTTCTTATGTATTATTATATAAACAAAACCAAACTGATTCTTAGGGTCTAGTTTTTTGTGGTACTTCCAGTGCATTACCAGTTAACTACTTCTTCGACATCTGGCTCTTTGCGAACTTCTGTAAGGAATCTTTTGCCCCTTGCATATTTGAATACACGCAAGCCTTTACCGTTGTTACTATCAGACCAACAATCCCTCTTGTGTCCACAATAAACACAACCAACAGGAAGCTTATAGTTACCAGACTTACCATCAGGTACAGAGGAATAACACTTATCAGGTAAAGTATCGTTAGAAACCACTGTTTTAAGATGGCGTATTCTTTGCTCTGCATTTATCATATCCATTTTATGTACAGGAGAAAGACATATCTCTCCTGTTGATTTATCTATAGCGAGAAATGCCGCACGATCTGCGTTATTTGCATGAGCGTATGCGGATATCTGTGCGATATAACCGAAGGGGTCATTCTCTGCTACAGTATTGGTTTTAAACTTTACAAAGCCAGCACCAGAGGCTGACTTACAATCTACTAAAACACCATCTATTAAAGAGTCTTGATGGCCTAGCACTCCTTCAACTTCAACTTCTCTTTGCTGATCTGTAACCTTATGACCAGATATAGATGCACACAATAAAAGAAGTTCTTCAAGAATATAACCATACAAAAACTTTATTCTTGTAGAAGGTTTTAATTCTGAATCTCCTATTGGTTTGTTGACATCGTACCACAACTGACGATCTGGCTTGCCAATGGCAGACAATCTTAAATTTCCCCTATCTCTTGGGGTATCATATAAGAAATCTTTAATATGTACCTTTAACATATCGCCAAATGTATTTATATATTCATCAACTTCTTTCTCATCCATGTCTATAGGATCAAGAGAAAATAAATTATATATATCTTCAACTAATGTTTCAATTTGTTTCATAATAAATAGGGGGAGCATCGGAGTAAAAACGACACTCCCCCTTCCTTTATAGTTTATGAAAAAGCAGGGGCAGGTATTGAGGAGTCAGTCACATATCCTCCATCAACAGGATCAAAGTCTTCCCTTGAGGCTGTATACTCAATAAAATCTACTACCTGTACAGCCGCTAGGTCAGCCGATACTCCTGACTTGCCAGCATAATCCCACTCGTAAGGAATAGCCTTTACATTTACAAGACTACCATTAGCGATAAGCTTAGTATCCCAAGGATTGTTTTGGGAATCCTTTACGATAGGTGCTTGACGCTGGCTTCCGTCCTTACGGAAAACCTTACGTTTAATTGTTACAAAGTCGCCACGATCATCACCTTTATTAGTAATAGGAAGATTAGCACCTTCTATTACAGGGCGGTTCTCGTCGTTCACTTCGATTTGAATTGTCCACACTGGATCAAACTTAGTGTTTGGTTCAATGAGGGAAGCATAGTGGCATTTGCCAGTAAGATAAATTGGGTCGTTCATTTTGTTCTCCTTTAAAATCGCTACACTATTGTAGCCATGAGTGCGGATCATTCCGCTGTTGTCTACTACTAAACAACCAACACATTATAACACACCTATTTTGGGTGTCAACAATTATTTTCTAAATATTTTACAGCCCTCCTTACTTTATTAATATTATCTTGAAACCAACCTAATGCAGAGTTGCATGGGTTGCATAACCATCCTCTAAATTCTCCACTATCATGATCGTGATCTAATACCCAAGCTGTTGCGACATTTTGATATGCGTTCTCAGTCGAGTAATCACTTTCTAAATCTTGTTTATTTCTTAAACAGATAGGACACTGATGATTTTCATCTGGAGGTGGGATAGTTTCTCTTAACTTTTTAACAATATCTCCTTGAGATTTATTACATTCTTTACATATGTTTCTTTCTTTACTTGTTCCATCTGCTCTGTGGTGTGTGATACCATAGGAACTAAGAGGCTTTTCTTCACCACATCTTAAACAATTTTTAACACCATTTGATTTGTCTATAGATTTTATATCTGAAAATAATTCAATCTGTTGATCTTCTAGTGTGTTTCTGCCCATGTCTTACCTATCTTGTAATCACAATCCAGATCACATTTAAAGTTAAAAATTCTTTGTGTATCCCACATAGATTCTTTTGTTATCTTTGTAAACCTTTTCACATCAGACTTTAATACTTCAAACTGGTACTCGTCATGCACTGATGCTACAAGCTTTGCATCAATCCCAAGTTGATTTATTCGTTTGTCCATTTGTATCAACCATTGCTTGCAAATGATAGCTCCTGCACCCTGTATTAAAGTATTAAGGGCCGCATGTGGAGATCGTATATAAAGCATCCTTCCATCAAGACCTCTAATTGTATTATGGTCTTTAATTCTTTCTTGAATATTTTCTCTTAAAACTTTAAGGGCTGACATGTTAGATAAAAACTTTGAGATTAGTTTTTGTCCTACATCTGCATCTCCTCCTACAATCTTACCTATCTTTGCTGCTCCTGCACCATAAAGAAAAGCATAGATAAAAGTTTTAGCTTGATCTCTTGTTTTTAAACCTGCAGCCTGTTGGTTAGCTGTGTGTACATCACCACTAAGAACAATGTCAGTAAACTTAGGGTTATCCATGTAGTGTGCTAGACATCTTATTTCAAGACCGCTTGCATCTGTACCCACAAGACTATGTGTATCAGTATTAGATACAGTCCAAAGGGACCGACACTCTTTACCATAAGGGCTATAAATTGCTGGAACCTGTGCCATGTTTGGGCCGTGATGTGCCATTCGTCCAGTAACTGTACGTAGTGTCAGTACTTTACCTCGTACACGTTCATCTTCTTGACACTCTTGTATCCAAGACTTTAACAACCCAGTTCTTTTTTGTAAAAGAAAGTAACGGCTGAACATTTCAGCTTCAGGTATGTCTTTTATTTTTGATAGTACTTCTTCACTAACAATTATATTTCCTTTGTCGGTGTGCTTATCAGGCTTCCATCCTTTCTCAATTAGGCGTTCAGCAATCTGCTTTCGACTAGCTATATTAAATGGGACATACTTTACTTTTGTTTTTAATTGTATTTCTTTTGGAGGAAATGTTTCGTCAGCCTGTCTTTCAAGATTATACTGTTCATCTAAAAGTTCTGCTTGTAATAACATAGCTTCTTTTATATTTAAAGCAAAGCCATTCTGTTGTTGTTTGTCAACAATTGACC